AAAGAACAAAAAACATCACAAAAGGTTGATATTAAACCATTTTCTGAGAAAAACTTAGCACAAGAACTTAAAAATCAAGGTATTATGTATCCTGATGTTGCAATGGCACAATCTATGTTAGAAACGGGTTATTTTAAAAGCGACATATTTTTAGATAATAATAACCTATTTGGGATGAGACAACCAAAACAAAGACAAACATTATCAAAAGGAGCCAATAGAGGTCATGCTAGTTTTGATAATTGGCAGGATTCGGTTAAGGATTATAAAATGTGGCAAGATTATAATAAGTTATCTAACTTATCTAAAGATCAATATATTACAAAGTTAAATCGTATCTATTGTATACCACCATCTTGTGGATCAAACAATTACGCAAAAAAAGTTAAGAGTTTATTATCAAGAGCATCAAGTTCTCTCAGTTAAAGATAATTTCCAAATCTTCTAAAGAATTCGGATGGCATTTCACTATGTCCTATATTAAGTAATACTGCATTACCTAACATTATTTCCGCAGCTCTCTTCTGACATTTAACAACTTCAGGAAATCCCCAATTACTTGGGTTATAAATCATATGTACCCTTTTATCGTTAATGTGATATCTAAGTGAATCTTCCTTTGTTGTAGGGTCAATTAATCCAACAAATTCATACTCCCCACTTGCCGGCCACGCTTTAAGTCCACCTTGACTAAAACCTAAAACAGATTTTATGAATGTTTTACCCAATATTCTTTTTGCTTGTGTTATATCACTTGTGAATGGTAATACTAAAATTGTTTTTTTGTATTTTAATTCTTGTGGCATTTGACTTAACATCCATTTAGGTGTAGCATAACCAACTCCACCAAAAACAACACAAGCAGTATTATCAACAGGTTTATCTGGAGTACTTAAAATACCCCCCTCAACTCCTTTCTCAAATGGTGGGTTATTTGGGTTTGGTTTATCTTCGTTAATTTGTATTGTCCTTGGTTCACTATCTACATGAAATTTTTTAACATATTTTTTAAAATTAGTTAAACCACCTCTTTTCTCAATCCATTTAATTGGATTAATATCCCTAAAACCAAATGTACCACCTCCATCTGATAAATAAACAACACCCGTTGATATTGAACTTAATTTTGTACCAATTTCTTCAAGTACCTTTATCTTTTGTTCATTTGTTTCCCATGTATTTAAAAACCCAATAATATCTTCTTTCCACAGTATATCCTCGACTTCAATATTGTTTACAACTGTTTCATTCCACATACTTTCTCTACCACCTCTATTTTTTTTAATGTCAGTAAAATGTTCACGTATTTCTTTAGCATTTTCTCGAACCAATTGGTCTATTAATCTATAGTATTCGATTAAATTTTTTGGGGATTTTGATAGTTCATCCATATGTCCAAATTTCTCATACTTTACATATTCAAGTTCAACTTTATTTTGAAAGTCATTATGGAAACTTCTAATGTTTACCCATCTTCTACCCGTTTCATCAGGTGCACTCATTATATCGGTTGGAGAATCAAACTGTAAATCACCCACAATTTGGTAAATAATTCCACCTTCGGTTTGTACTCCTTTCATATTTTTAACCAACTCTTTATCCATATATCTAAATGTAGATAAAGATTTTCTTGTTCCAACCATTGCACCGATCTCATCAATACCGTGAACGTCTCCAACGTGAAATGTTGTAACTCTTTGTTTACCCCAAATGTAATTAACTAAAGATGGTGTTAATGGAACATCCATTCTAACAATATGAGATTGGACATTAGCTAACCACTTCAGTTCATTTAACTGTTGTTGTTCAATAAGTTTTAATTGTGATTCTGTAACCTGAAGCTTCATTAGATATAAATATTACCCTAAATCAAACAAAATGATTTCGGTTTCCGTATCTGTAATTATATTGATTTTATCTTCCTCTGTGAAGCTTAAACCATCTCCTTCTATTAATGGTATGTCGTTTAATGTGGAAGTTCCTGATACTACGTATAGGTAGTACCTACGAGACAAATTAAGGTAAAAACTAAAGTTTTCTGTGAATATACCCGCCAACAATCTTGCGTCTTGTTTTATAGGTAATTTCTCCGTTATATCACAAAACTTATTTAACTTATCTTCTCTTGTGAATTGATACCACTCGTGTATTGGTTCCGTGTCTTTTACATTTGGTCTAATCCATAATTGTAAATAACGATTTGGTGTGTCGGTTGTATTTCCTTCTGTATGTTTTATACCTGAACCACAAGACATTCTTTGTACTGCACCTGATGGTATATCTAATACTTTTCCGTGGTTATCTGTGTGTCTACAAACACCCTCAACAACATAACCAAATATTTCCATATTCTTATGTTCGTGCATTGCCACTTGACCTCTTGGTTGAACTCTATCGTCGTTGATTGTTTGCAAATAACTGAAGTTAATATACTTCGGATCAAAGTATGGTGGAAAACTAAATGTCCTATACGAATTGATCCAACTTTTCTTTGGGTTTGAACGGGTGTTCGCCGGTCTATGGGTTATCATAAAAATTTATTTAATACCCGATAGATACTCATCTATCTTCTTTTGTACCTCGGGATCTTGACCTGTATAAATGATGTTTGTAATGTATTGTCTCAATGGGTATATTCTATCCGTTAATACCCTTTCCTCAACCTCAGGGTTTTTACGTGTACGTGGAACAGGATCCATCCACGCTTTGTTTGCAATTGTTCCATAATCAAAAGGAACCACTCTATAACGTGATTTAAGACGACTTCTATCTGCAACGAAGATTACGTTCAACATATCAGGTTTAATCCGAGGACCATCACCAGAATTACCAATAGACCCATCTGGTATAAAGTTCTTATCACGAGTAAACGAAACCATCGTTTTATGTTTGGATTGTTTTAATGTTCTATCCAAATTCATAACCTCCTCATATTGTTTAGATCCTTTTAACATATTACTATTCATTATACCTAATGCACGTTCCTCAGTGGTATGATGGTAGATAGGTATTGATACCATATCTCTTAACTTCTCCAATAATATGTCTTGTAGTTTCATTACCCTTGAAGTTTCTTTAGAATTTCTAAATTCTTCTTAACGATGTTTAATGATTTAACACCTGAACGTCTACTTCTCATAGCACGTGGTTTTTTTGGTCTTGTTCCCATATATTTTGTTTTAGTCTTTTGAAAATAAATTATCTAACATTGCAATGTCTTCGTCTTCAGTTACGTCTTGTGCGGGTGGTGGTACGGCGTTAGGTGTTAATGCTTTATATGTCTCAGGTCCAACAATACCATCTACTTTTTTAAGGTTATTCTTTTTTTGGAAATCCATAACTTTTTGTTTTGTAATATTACCGAAATAACCCGTTGGTGTTGTGAAATCCAATAATGTTTGTAATTCCTTTACACCTTGCGTTTTACAACCGAATTTTAAAATCTTACCTTTAGTTATATCCAATAATTGAGGTGCACAATTAACTGTATTAATTTTTGGTTGTGTAACAGTTTTAGTAACCTTGTCGGTTGCACTATCATATGTGTATCCATTATCCCACACGATTTTATATGAACTATCGGAAATGATAACCATTGTCCCCATTAGTTTATTAGTTTTATCTGTGTCATCAACACTCATAACACGACCATTATCCCAAATATGATATGACTGTCCCTCATATGACACATTATCCATCATATGATTTGGTGATACTTGTGTTAATTCACCACCTGTTTTTTTGTATACATCAAAGTAGTTTTTACTTGATTGTTCATTAACGGTATTCTCAACCATTTTCTTTAATTGACTCTCAGTCATTCTAATAACTTTCTTCATATCTTATAAATATTAAATATTTTTTAATGTATTCATTAATGATAATTTGGGACCAGTTCTATTTGGTTTTTGAATGGGTTGACTTAACTCAACTCGATCTTTATGTACCGCTTCTTTAGGTGTTTCTCTTTCCGGATAATCACCCAATGGTTTTATTTCATTTTTCTCGACACCACCTTTCAATGCATTCTCTAATAATTTATCATATTGACCTTCTTTAAGGGTATGTGGTATACGAATCATTCCCAAACCGTAATTATTAGTTTTAATAAATTCATTTTTTATATTATCACTTTCGTACAATATATTATAATTCATTTGTCTAGTGTACTCTGATTTACCAAACGTAGGTTCAAAATGTTGTTTTCCATCATATTCAATAAGAACATTATATTCGGGTAGATAGAAATCAAATTTTTGATTACCAAGTTCAGGATAATTCTTTTCTTTTTCAAATTTTATATCTTTCTTTCTTAATAGTTCACCAATATGTCTTTCATTTCTTGATTCCTGACATATCGGACAACCTTGTCCTGTAGAATGATTAGCTGGAGTTTGCCAAAACATTCCATGTTCTTCATCATTAGGTCCTTTAACGTGACATTCAATAGGAATTTTTGTATTTGCATTAACAAATTCTTTGTCAATATTTGGATAAGTATATTTAATAGATCTGTTAGACTGTGAGGATTCAAACGTTCTTTTGTAATTATTTAAACTATTAACCCTATCACATTCTTTACATTGAATTGACCCAAATTTTTCAGTACTTTTCCAAATTGATGATGGAGATTTTACCACGACAGGATATGGAGTTTTCCCGTGTAAAGTACAACCAAGAGTAATTGGTGAATCACCACCGATATAATCTGATAATAAAACAAATCTGTCACCATATAGTTCATGAATTTTATCCATGAATTTTTTTTCTTTAACCGCTATTCTATTACATTCTGAACATAAAGGTACACCTGTGTAAAAATATTTACCCTTTACTCTTGTGACTTCTTCATTATGTTTTAAACATTTTATTTTAGTATTTCTTGATGGATTTGAATATTCCATACCCTTCCAATCATACCAACTTATTGGAATGTGGTATAATTTCATTCTCTCTTTAACTTTTCTTATAAACTCCGCACGAGAAAGATTGGTTGGTTCTTGTTTAACAATTCCTTGTTCGTCTTTACATTTTCTACAACCAACATTTTGATATATGTGAAGTTGTGCGTTTTTTATACTTTGTTTACCGTGGGGTTTCCCATCGGAACCAACTTTCGGACAATAAAAATCAAATTCATTATTAATACCCGTATATCTTCTTAAACCTGGTCTATTGTAGATATATAACGGATTTCCATTTTCATCCTTCCATATATCTTTTACCTTACTATAAAAATCATTTTTAGTTGATTTAACATTACTTTGACTATCATCTTTCTTACACTCACCACATCCATTTGGACCTGTACGACCTTTCAATAGATATTCAACAAGTGCAGGGAAATCAACATTATGTTTTTTACAATGAACGTTTACCGTGGAGTTTTTTGTGAAATTTTCCTGATTACCAAAATCATAAAGACTACCATTACGATAAGGAAAAAGTTCTTTCATCTTCAATAGAAAATCTTCCTTTGTTCTTGATTCGGTTCTTTCCAATATAATATCTAATAATTTCATTATGTATAAATATTAAATTTTAATAGTTGTATCTCTCCACCCTTTATCAATTGGATATTTCGTACTTAAATACAATTGGTCGTTACTATCAAGTCCCTTCATTAATTCTTCTTCTATGTTTTCTTTATCAAGATAACCAATACGAATAAGTTTTATATTTTTTGCTTTTGTATAGTCATTTTTTTCCCTATCGTTTAGAACATGATACGTATATTTTTCCAAACTAACATTTTTTCTTTGGTTGAAGTGATATCCTCCATCATATTCAACCAATGTGTTATTTTCAGGTAAATAAAAATCAAATTCTAATTTGTAACATCTTTTACTTAATTCATTTCTACTTCTATATGAAATACAATCATCATATTTTTTTAATGGAATTGACTTAATATTTTTTTCAAATAATATTTGACTAATCCTTTTTTCTCCCTTTGATTTATTACACCAAGGACATCCCATACCTTGTAGGTGATTATTCGGTGTTTGAGGAAAATCACCTTGTATTGGACTATGTATTGGACAAGTTATGTTTACTTTTATAAATGATCCTATATAAACTACATTATCGTATGTATATTTTGGTGTTCCATCATCGTTTTGATGAACTTTCATTGATTGAGCATCATTAATAAACTCTTCAGTATTAGATGTCATTAATTTCGAATAACATTTTTTACATCCCTCTCTACCTTGTAAATGATTATTCGGTGTTTGAGGAAAATCACCGTGTAACGGACAAGTTATCATCACTTTTTTATTCGAGGCGATATAAACTACATTATCGTATGTATATTTTGGTGTTCCATCATCGTTTTGATGAACTTTCATTGATTGAGCATCATTAATAAACTCTTCGGTGTTAGATTTCCTTTCTTCTCTGGCACATTTACCACATCCATTACCTTGTAGGTGATTATTCGGTGTTTGAGGAAAATCCCCATGTATTGAACAGGTTATATTAACTATAGTTTCACTTTGAATATAAACTACATTATCGTATGTGTACTTTGGTATTTTATTCCCGTCCTTATCATGTAAAAAATGTATCTCTTGTGCCTTTTTAATGAAGTCATCAGTATTAGATGTTCTATTTTTTTTATTACATTTTTTACATCCCTCTTTACCTTGTAGGTGATTATTCGGTATTTGAGGAAAATCCCCATGTAACGCACAGGTAATGTTTACGGTTTTATTTAAACCATTCATAACCACATTATCATAACTATATTTGTCACCGTGGACTTCTTTCG